TAATCTGTTTGACCTCCAGTAAAAGAACCTGCGTTTTCAAATGTTATTATATCTCCTATTTGTAAATTATGATTAGTAGTAGTTGTAACAGTAACTGTTGTTGAACCATTTGTGGTTGTTATATCTGCACCTGTTTGTTGTCTATCAGGATCTATTGGAGTGATATCATAAAAATCACCAGAATAATAAACATATAAACATCTATTAGTACCAATAGCTGAATATTTTCTTCCATCTAAATCTGTAAAAGTATGTTGAGCTCTAGCAACACCTATTAAAGTATCTGCATTTATTTGTAACCAACCTCCAATTTTTTCAGGTTGACCATATCTAAAACGAACATTATCTCCATCAACCCATACGTTTTCAGCTTGGGTATCTGTAATTTGTTTATTAAAACCTGGTCTAAATGGTATTTTTGTTAAAGCCATACGGCTATTATACCTAAAAACCCCAGCTTACGAAAGAGTATCGGGTTCCTTTCTTTATCTCTTTAACCTCATGAGGATATAAAAAGCAACTTGGAAATATGATAATATCTCCTTCTTTAGAGTCTATTTTTTGATCATTTATAATCAATTCACCACCTGTGTAGTTTTCATTCAAAACTCCAATAAAGGATATTACTGGAATACCCTTATATCGACCATCAAATAAAGAATGTATGTGGTCATAATGCATTCTCATCATCGTGCCTTTTTTATATCTATTAAATCGTATAGGTGAAAACGTAGTAGCTAAATTATTCGTTCTAGTTTCTTTTGTACTAGCAAATTTTTGATTATATTCGTGATAAGCTTTAACTAAATAAGGTGTCATAATTTGTTGCATTTCTTGAGTAATAGCTTGAACATCTAATTCTTTTTCTTTCTCAGAAGAATAATCATTTTTTTCATAACTATACCATTTATGTTTTTCCCATTCTTTTTTATTTATTTGTTTAATTAATTCTTTACAAATTTTTTTAGGCACTACGTTAGTCTTGTATATGTAATCATTGACTTTCATAAATTTTCCTTAAATTGAGTTCAGTTAAATCTTTTTCTGAACCTATGTTATCTGCAAAAGTATTAAAAGATATACTAACCCTTACATCATCAGATGTATTAATAGGTACAGAGTGTCTTAAATAAGATGGAAATAATATTAACTCACCTGCAACTGCGGGTAAATAAAATGTCTGACTGTTTAATGAATTATATTTTTCGTAATTTAATTTTAACATCTCAAACTGTGTTTTCGAAAACATAATAGGAGGTAAGTGTTTATCTAGTCTAAAATACATTACTCCTGATATAATAGAGTTTGGATGTAAGTGTTCGTGATGAATAGATCCTTTTGGATTTCTATTCGCCCAAGACTGTGTAATCATTAAGTTGTCTGTTGATTGCCAAACATTTTTTGCAAAAATGTTTACACATTCTTTACAAAAATCTTTTATTTTTTTTAATTGTTTCTTGTTAAATATATAGGAATCAGTTGATCTAAAATTACCATTCTTACCATTTGCTTCGTATTTAAGTTTTTCAATAAACTTTAATTCTTTACTAATATCACCTTCGTATTTTGTAATCAGTAAAGGAGTAGCAAATAACTGTAACAGTTCTTTCTTAATCATTTAGAAGGTTGTTATAACAAATGTTATATTTTAGTCAAGTTATGAACTCGAAGCCTTATTACTAGATGCAGAAGCCATTCCTCTTCTTGCAACAGTTAAATCCCCAAAGTCTGTTGAATTACCTGTTGTATCTATGGTTACATATTCCATAATATTTGTTATTCCAGGATTTGTTGGACCTGCAAAAACACCTCTAACAGTATTATCCACTCCACCTCCACCTGCACTAGAATTTGCAAGTAAATCTCCAAAGTCTAAAGCATTACCTGTTGTAGCTATAGTTACATAATCTATATTATTATAAGCTATGCCTCCTGGTGAACCTCCTCCGATTGAAATAACGCCTCTTGTTGTATTAGAAAAAGCTGCATTTAATCTTTTTGAATTAGTTAGATCTCCAAAATCAACTGAATTACCGAGTGTGCCTATTGTAAAATAATCCATACTATTAACCGAAGGTCTTGGATCTCCAGGTAGACTTGGTATGTAATAACCACCAGCAAATAATCCTCTTGTTGAATTTCCAAATCCAGCTCTTTGTGCTACATAAACAGCCATATCTCCAAAGTCTAAAGCATTACCTGTTGATGCAATTGTTATGTAACTTATAATATTCAGACATTCATTAACTGTTGCAGGATTTCCTGGATCTAGACCTCCTCCTGTTATTCCTCTTGTATCACTTGATAGTTGTGCTGCACCTCTTATAGTATTAAGTTCGTTCCCAAAATCTAAAGAATTACCTGTGGTCGCAAATGTAATATAATCTATTGTGTTAACATTTCCTGATCCAGTAATGTAACCTGCACCAAAAATACCTCTTGTTGTAGAACTACTTTCTCCAGAAGGTAAACTATTTCTAGAAACTGTTAAATCACCAAAGTCTGTTGCGTTACCTGTTGTAGATATGGTTATGTAATCAATTACATTTGAATTTGAAGGTTCAGCTCCTCCTCCAAATGTAGCTCTTTCAAATAAAGCAGGCCAGTTATCTCCCTGCCTTGCATTATAAACATCTTTAAGTTTCCAGATGTATGAATTAGGTCCTGTTTTACTTGGGAATGCCATTATTATAATCCTCCGTGCGAACTAGATGAATGTGCACCTCTTCCTAAAGCTTGAGTTAAATCTCCCCAGTCAGATGCATTACCAGTAGTATCAATAGTTACATAATCAATTACATTAATATACGTAGGTGTTCTTCCTCCTGCAAAAAACGCACGAGTACTGTTTGAATTACCTTGCATAAATTGTCTAGCTGTAGTTAAGTCACCAAAGTCTGTTGTGTTACTTGTAGTTGCAATCGTAATATATTCTAAAGTATTTGTATTTACTTGTGTCGCTGGAAAAGTAGCCCCACTTGCACCTAAAGCTAACACACCTCTAGTAGAATTTCCTCCTGCTCCACCTCCTTGTGCTACAGTTGATAAATCACCAAAATCTGTTGAATTTCCTGTTGAAGCAATAGTAACATATTCCATTACATTCGTTGGTCTCGTAGTTTGAGGAGATCCACCATAATAAGTTCCTCCAAATAAAACAGCTCTTGTTGGAGAGGACACTCCTTGATTACTTCCATATTTAGCTTTTATTAAATCTCCAAAATCAGAAGTATTTCCCGTTGAAGCTATTGTGCTATATTGAATAATTTTATCTGCAAAGGTATCTGCTTCTGCAGTTGGTCCAGCAGTATATGAGTTAAACATACCATACCATATTGCTCTTGTTCCATTTGAAGTTGCCATCATACTTGCTTTTTCTCCTCCTCCAAATGCAAATTCTCCAAAAAAAACTGTACTACCTCTTGTTGCATAAGTAGATACATCAATGTAAGAGGTTCCTGGATTACCTGGAGATATAGCTCCACCAATTAATGCTCTAGTTGCTGAACCACACCCAGAATTACTTTCAAGATATGAACTTGCAAGATCTCCATAATCAACTGCATTACTTGCATTTACATAATTAATCTCATCTTGTATATTAACATTAGATCCACCTGTGGTTAAACCACCAGACCAAATTCCAATTGTTCCTGGAATATACGTAGGCCAATTATCCGATATCCTTGCATTGTAAACATCTTCTATTGTCCAAACACCTGAATTTGGTCCTGTTTTACTTGGGAACTGAGCCATCTAAAATCCTTATGCGTTTAATGCGTCTAATGTTGTCCAGAAAGCTGTAGCGTGTGCACTTTGATCAAATGGAATTTCTGAATCTATTGAACCAGGATTATTTGGATCAGGTTGTGTCCAATCAGTTGTGTAAGTGTTTAGGTAAGTTACTAAATCTGCTTGTGATGCAATTTCTTCAGCTTGACCTGCTGGAATTGTTGCACCATTGTCAGCTATACCTACTAGCCACATATCTTGTGGACCAGGAACACCTGCAATTTGATTAGGCCAATTACCATTAGATCCGTTATTTCCTCCATATAAAAAGGAAGGGATAGTGCCGTCACTATTTAGCTTATATTTTACTGCTTTGAATGCCATTGTAGTCTCCTAAATAAATTTATTTAATAACACTAGTTTACAACATTTAACGTCTTAAATAAACACCTCTACTTATCTTCTTTTTTCTTATCTTTATTGACTGTAGCTAGTGATTTTTGATCCATTAATTGGAAGCCTCTTCTATCTGCAAATTTTTGAGAGTCACTTTTAAAGATTTCTGCACAATGTTCTAGCCATTGTACCGTCATTTCGTGGCTAGGATTTTCTCCATTAGCCATCATATCATTTTCTCTTTTAAGATATTCATATATCTCTTTTTGAGCAACAGCAGAGTTTATACCCATATCAAATAAATAGATTAAATTACCTTCATCTATCTGACCACCTCTTGCTCTTGCAGCATTTAAGGCTTGTTTCATACAAGTCATAATATGATATTTAACTTCTTCTTTTTCATATTCTTCTTCGGTAATATCTTCTTTACCTAATTTTTTTAAAATAGATTTATATTGAGTAGTAAAGAAAGACATTTTTCTAATTGCACCTTGAACACTATTCATAATATTAGCACCATTCACTCTTAACTTTAAAAGTTTATGTTCTATATGTTCTCTATCTATTGGATCTAAATCTGGGTTCTCTAATTGTTTTTCTCTTTTTCGAATCATTATATCATTTTCTGCCATTTTAAGATGAGCTTCTTCTAAGGCTAATCTTGTTCTATCAATTTCAGCTAAAGTATGTTTCAATGATCGAACAGGTGTAATTGCAGTGACATCTAACATCACACCCATAAACTGAGAATGGGATTTATAAAAATTAGATGAAGTTTTTTTAATTGCAGGTAATGATGAAGTAATGTGTTTTAACATACCTTGATATTGTTTTGTCAAAGTTGGTAACTTTGATATTTCAGATATGGTTAAATCTTTACTTTCTTTTTTATTTTTTTTTAATTTCATTATGTATTTCCTTTATAATATTGTCATAGTTATAGTCTTTTATTTCAAAATCACAAGCTTTTGGTTTTTCAAAAATTTCATTAGTATCCTTATATTTACTTTCACTAATAGTGTTCATCCATATTTTAATATCGTACGATTGTCTTTTTTTATCAAAAGGTGCTACAAAATCTGCAATGCTATGTCTTTTATTCATTTTAGAATCAACAGTCATAGACAACATCCTAACTGATTGTAATTTTCGACCAGCTATTGAAAAATTCCAGTCATTAAATTTTTTACGAATTTCATCTCCATTATAGTAATCCATATTAGGAGTTAATAATTTTTTACTAAAAGTTGTTTTACCAGAACCAGGTAATCCAAACACTAAGATTCTTTTGAAGGTAACCATACGTTTAAATTACCATATTTTTCAATAATAGATTTTGGTAATACTTTATTAATATTTCTTTTAGTTTTACTAATTCCTTTTATTTTAATGATATGTAAATTAGATCCAACTGCTTTATCATCATAGCTCATACCATTTACTTTAAATGGTTTAAAGTTTTTAAAATTATGTTTAAAAGGTTTGATTTCATAAAATTCATATATTTCTTTTATAATTTTTTCAGGTTTTTTAACTAAGTCATTATAATCTACTAATTTATAGGTACCAGGATGATGGTCGAATAAATGTTTAATAGCAATTAATTCTTTGACAATCAATCCATCTGGATTCATTAATAACTCACATCTTTTTTCTGTATCCATAGTTCCATATCTATTAGGAAAAGCATCGTAGTTTTTATCAGCCCATTCTATAAATGAAGCTAAGACTTCTAACACATCTCTAACTAACACTATTATTTTAGGTTTAGGATTTACATAATGTTTTAAAAATTTTAAATTATTTGGTGCACCCCAAGGGCCTCTATCAATGATAATAGGTTCTTTCCAATCTTTATAATATTCAGGGATCACGGCTTTAATGACATTATCATAAGACTTATGATCAGGATAATTTTGAAATACGTCTGAATGTTTTAAATTATGTAGGTCTCTAAATATTTCTGTAATTATTGAATTAGGTGTTGCTGCGATATCGGGATTTTGATTAAGAATGGTAGATAAAATAGTATTTCCTGCTCTAGGAAGTCCACAAAGATAATGAATAACTTTCTTGCTCACAAAGAGCTTATAGCAAATTTAATAATTATTGCAAGCCACCGTGTGAATTACTTGTAGCGGCAGCACTTCTTAGTGCTGTTTCTAAATCACCAAAGTCTGTTGCGTTTCCTGTTGTTGCAATTGTAACATAGTCTATTGTATTATTTGTATTTCTAGAATCTTGAGATGGAGAAGTTGAACCACCTTCAAAAACAGCTCTACTATTATTTGAACATCCACCCAATCCTACTCTAGCGAGAGTTAAATCACCAAAGTCTGTAGCATTACCTGTTGAGGCTATAGTTATATATTGAATAACATTTGTAGGATCGTCTGCAGGATAAGTACCTGTTCCTCCGCCAGCAAAAAGTCCTCTTGTGCTCGAAGCTGCTCCTGCTCCAGTTTTTATAGAATTTATTAAATCTCCAAAGTCTGTAGCATTACCTGTGGTTGCAATAGTGACATAATCCATTACATTAGAAACTCCTGGAGAGCCACCTGCAAAAACAGCTCTTGTAGGAGAAGACAATCCTGCAACATCTGATCTTGAAACAGTTAAATCTCCAAAATCAGTTGCGTTACCTAAAGAATCTATAGTAATATAATCAATAACATTTTGAAAAGCAGGTGAAACATATCCTCCTGCATTCACACCTCTAGTTTGACTACCCGCTCCAGCACCTGTGTATCTTGCTACTGTAGTATCACCAAAATCTGCAGCATTACCTTGTGACGCAATTTGTACATAATCCATTGTTAATGTTGAAGCAGGACCAACATATCCTGACATCCAAACTGCTCTAGTAGTATTTCCAACGGCTGAAGCAGATGTTCTAGCTTCAGTTAGATCTCCAAAATCAGTAGAATTACTAGTGGATGTAATATAAATATATCCAATACTATTTGTAATTGTAGGAGTGTTTCCACCTGCAAATAAACCAATATCACCCATTAGTAATGATGGCCAAGCATCATCTTGAACATATTTTGATATATCTTTTAATTTCCAGATTCCAGAGTAAGGTCCACCAGGAGTAGGCATACTGGGCTACCTCCTATGCGTCGTCTATAATTTCGTAACTTATTACTACGTCTAGATCACTATTT